TATTCTTAGCTTTGTTAGTGAGTTCAACATTATTAGATGCGTTATCATAATACTCAACTTTATTATTCAATCGTTGAGTTAAACTACTCACATTTTGATTTAATTGTTGAGTTAGATTAGATATATTTTGATTTAAACTTTGTGTTAAAGAACTCACACTTTGATTAAGTTGTTGTAATTGCCCAGTTAAATTAGTTATGTCCTGTTTTAAATTTTTAGCCTGTAATGCACTTACAGGCTTATTAGTATCTGAACTACTTAAGTTATTAACTATATCCTCAGTCTTTACATAGGTCTGTGATATAGTCTCAAGCATATTTTGAATATCTTGAGAGCTTGCACCACTTCCCAGTATTTCTTTTAAAAGCATAAAGTTTCTATTTGATTTTGCAAGATTATCAGCAACTGTACTTTGACCATCAATTATTTCATTATTAAATTCCAATCTTTTCACCTGCCTTTATACTACATAAGTGTTGTAATAAATAAATTCAACATCTATCTTTAATCCGTTTCCACCAAAAGCAACATCATTTTGACCTGGCACTATTTCAGGAAATCTACCTGTAAAGCTTCCCAGTCTATTAATTTTCTTTGTGCCTTGACTTTTATAGACTACCATTTTTTCACAGTCAATAAATACTTCTTCATTTTTTATATCTGAAATACTACAAGCAAAACCCATAACTTTAATGGTTAGCAGGTTAGCACTGCCTATAAGCCTTATAATAGGTTCACAGGTCATATTCCCTTTATTGTTGATTGTACTGGTTTTGGGGGCTGTTATGTTCACAAAACTATCTTTATTTGTAGTGATATTAGCACTCGATGTTTGCATTGTTGCTTGAGCTGTTATTAAATCTCGTGCATCACCATGAATCTGATATTTGAAAGGTCTACAGAGTATTTTAATACCTACTTCTGTAAAATACTCCCTCTCAGAAATACTGCACTCATCTATGATTTGACCCAGGTAAAATTTATCGGGTTCATCATCAAAGATAAGTGGTGCTTCATCTTTAAGCCAAGGGGTTAATAGTTGCCTTAGTAGGTTTGGCCTATTATCACCCTCAAGCAAAAATTTAATAGTAATCTCTATTCTTTTATGTGCATTTTTAATTATTATACTCCCAGGTCTATTTGGGATTTTATATTCATCTACAGACCAACCAGGGGTTAATGGTCGATTAACCTCAGATACATAAGCTGTTGGTACACTTTTTAAATTTACCCCAGCAAAGCTAAAATCTGTGATTTTTGAAATAATTTGCTCAGCCATTTATATCTCACCCCTTGCTCTGTCTTGACTTAAAATATAATCCCCCAACTCTCTACTTAACATTCTAATGTCATTATCATTTCTCACATTTATATTACCAGTAAAAGTAACCTGATAGACAGCCTTACCACCATTTTCATTCAAAGCAGATTTCACTACAGTTTTAAGGTCTTCTAAAGCACCTACAAATTCAGGTCTTTTTTCTCCAACGCCGATTATTGATGGGCCATAAAATACTCCACCCTTATCATACCAACTTACATTATAGTCAGGAACTGATACACCACCTCGATTAATATAAGATACATCAATCTTAGGTACCTTAGGTTTTGGGATAACCAACCTCATATTTCTAAATGAATTTTCAATATTTTTAAGAGTTGTGTTTATGCTTTTCCTTGCCTGTTCCATAGGTGTTAGCATTTTGGTTTTTATATTGCCCCATTGCTTTTCTGTGGTAATACCTAAATCAAGCATTCTTAAACCTTGCTCATTTTTGAGCTTTAAAAACTCAGTAGCATAAGCTTTACTTGCAACTTCTGTTGCCACACGTCTTTTCTCAGCCATTAACTTGTTATAGGTTTCAAAGTCAGCTTGTGATTGTTGTAGAAGTAAGTTTCCATATTTAACGGCTTCTTCTACACCCATACTGAGTACATGGCTAATAACATCTGCATCTGCTCCACGCCTTTTTAAACCGTCTAAAACATCACCATATTGTTTTATAGTTGAGATTTGACCCTTAAGGTCTCCCAACTTGAGTATTTCTTTTCCATCATCAGTTTTGATGGTCTCCATTAATTGCCCAAATGATTTTAATTTTTCTGCAAGAGAATTTTGCTTGCTTTCTATTGCATCAAAAGCTTTTTGGTAATCTGCTTGCATTTTTTCAAAAGTCTTGGCAAATGCATCTGAATAGCTTGTTAGATTCTTTTTATCCTGTTCTAACATTTTCTTTTCAGCCTCTAAGACTTTAGCTTTTTGGTCTAACCTGTCTTTATTGGCTTTAGTTCTAACTGTAGATTTATTTAAAATTATTTCTTTTTCAATAGTTTCTATTTGTCTACTCACAGTTAGTATTTTTTCTTTTTCAAGATTAGCTAACTCCTCATACCTACTGTTTATCTCTTCTAAACCATACTTTCTTAATCTGGCTTTAGACTCACGAGTGCTATCTTCATTAAGTTTAGCCATTTTCTCATTATGCAACTTTTGAGCAGCAGTCATCTTATCATGAATTGATATTAGAGTCTCTTGCATATACTTAGTAGTATTCATTGCTTCAACTTCTTTTTTCTGTTGTTCTAAAAGTTTCTTTTCTTCCAACAGATGAGCCCTCATTGAGTTTAATTCTTCTCTGTTTGCTTTATTTCTCTTAATAGCTTTATTTTCTTTGATTTTTCTATCCAAAGCTTCTATTTGACTATGAAGATTTATGAGATTACTTTTTTCAGTCTTTAAAAGCTCCTTATGGACTTTATCTGAGGCATTTCTTAGAATATTTATATTCTTTGTCATACCCTGTGCGGTGCCAGCCACAATTTGCTTACCAACTTCATTTTCAAAAACTCTTGAAGGGGACTTAATGCCAAGAGCCCTTTTTACGCTCTCCACAGCATTTCTTGCCATCTCCTCAGCTTGTGCCATTAATTCACCTGCTTTATTTTGGATTCCTTGTATGATTCCATTTATCATATCTTTGCCTACACTTAAAAATTCACCAGCAGTTTTTAAAGCAGAGTCTTTAGCTTCAGATATTTTTCCGGTGATAGTATCTTTAATATTTTTAAAGGTACTAATGATATCAGTTTTTAGTTTATTAAATTTTGTAATTACACCTTGTTTTATCTCTTCTACCTTGGCCACTATATTGGCTTTGAAAGTAGCAAACTGAGATTTAATATGAGCAATTTTCTCTGTAAATTGAGCTTTTATTAGCTCCCAATTAGCAGCTATTTGCTCTTTAAACTTAACCCATTCTTCTCCGGCTTTAGCCCAGGTTTCTCTCCATTTTGCACCTATTAATTCCCAATTAGCCTTTACTTGCTCTGTAAAAACATCCCACTTAGACTTAATTGTTCCTGTCTCCCAATTTACTATGTCAATGTTTTCACCCGCTGCCGATTTTGCCTTGGTAAGTATGTTGTTGTGCATATCCTCAGCATGCTTAATGCTTTCATCTTTTTGTTTTTGAGCAGCTGCTATTAATTGATCAGCTTGTTCTTCTGAGATTACTTTACTCTCATCTCTTAGTTTAATAATTTCACCTAAGGTTTTTTCATATTGTTCTTCCGCTTCTTTAATTACTTTTTCTTTTTTCTCTACAGCATTTTTTACACTTTCAGCAGCTGCTTCTGCAGAGATTATACCTTCATTTTCTTTCATTTTTTCAAGTATTACTTTTTGTTCTACTTCACTGTTGGTTAATACTTGAATTCCCTCTTGTGCAATGTTGGTTCTTAAGTCATTTATTGATTGAATTTCAGCAACTGTTAGTTCTCTTTGCTCATTTGCTGCAGTCTGCAGTATAGTTTTAATATTAGTTTCACTGTCCTGGATTTTTTGTTGTCTGGCATTATAATCAGCATCAATAGCCGCTAATATTTCTGTGCTTGTTTGACCTTGTAAATCCTTAACATCAGCCAATAAGCCGGTTATAGAGTTTTTAGATTCTTCTCTTTGTTGATTTAAACCTGTGATAACTTGCTTAGCCATAGAGCTGATATTACCTGATATGGATGTCGCCATCTCTTGAGTAACTACCTCTGAGTTTATCTTTAAATTCTCCAGGTTTTTATGGACTTCATTATTCATCTCTAAAAACCCTTGAGTTGCATCTTTTGTAGCCCGTGATACACCTTCACCAAATAACTCCACAGCGGGTAAAGCTTTTTGACTAAAGTGATTATATAAAGCAACGCCAGCTACACCTAATGCAGCTACTCCTGCTATAGCTATTCCCACAGGTCCTGTTAACGCAGCTACAGCTGTACCTAAAAATCCAACTGGTGTTGCTGTTCCAGCAGCTACTGCTCCAAGACTTGCAATCATTGGACCCAAAGTACTTACAAAACTAATGACTGAACCACCAATAGCAAGTATCTTCCCTGTTACAAATAATATTGGTCCTAATGCTGCTGCAAAACCGCCCACAGTAACTATTAAGTTCTTAGTATTACTATCTAAATTACTAACCCAATCTAAAAAAGATGAAAATTTTTCTATAACTTTTGAAAAGGTTGGAGCTATAATATCCCCAAATTTTATTGCCACATTCTGCATTTTGACTAAGGTGTCTTCCCATGTGTCTTTTACACCTTTGTCCATTTTCTTAAATCCTTCTTCAACCAGCCCCATACTACCTGGCATAGTTTTAAGGATTTCATCGAAGTCCTTCATACCTTGGTCAGATGTTAATACCATCATAGTATTCAAGGCCTCAACTGAGCCAAATAATTTAGCAAAACCTTGGATAGGTGAATTAGCAGCTTGAGCCATTAAATCCATTTGTTTAGCTAAAGCTTTCTTTGTTTTGGCTAACTCTTTATATTCTTTATTACTCTTTTTACCAGCTTTTTCCATAGCATCCATTTTAGATGTGACTATAGAATAAGAATTTGAGATTTTTACATACTCAGGTGCTGCTTGTTGCATAGCTGATTTTACATCTTTCATAAACCCTAATAGACCTTTTGATTTTACCGCAGCAGCATTAAACTCTATACCTAAAGCTTGTGATACCTTTATTGCATCATCTGTTGGTTTAATAATATTGGAAAAAGCAGCTTTTAAGCCAGTTGTTGCTTTGCTCGTCTGTAGACCATTTTTGGTTAACACCGCCATAGAGGTTGAATATATATCCATACCTAAACCTAATTGACTCATGATGGGGAGAATATCACCCATAGATGAAGCCATTTCACCAAAGGTAGTTTTACCAAGATTTTGAGCATTCAACATCATATCTGCATATAAATTCATGGTTTCCACAGACTTATCACCATATATATTCATTGCCGTAGAAAGACCGTCAACCGCTGTATTTGTATCTGTAAAACCTGCAATTGCTGCTTTAGATGCAACTTCAACATACTTAACAGTATCCTGAGTAACTTCACCCATTGCAGAGCCCATTGAATACACTGATTCATTTAATTCCCCTGTGGCTATTCCAATTTTATCTGAGAGGCTGAGAATATCATCTTTAAGCTTTGGAATATTAAGCTTATTAGCAGTATCGAGGGTGGATATTTTATTAATTCCCGCCTCAAAATCTCCAAATACTTTAGTAGCAGCTACCCCAAAACCCACTAAAGGAGCAGTTACACCCAGGGTTAAATTAGTACCCAATTTAGATAGTCCCCCGCCAAGGGTTGATATCCTGTCGCCCAAATTTTGTGAACTATCTGTAAGTTGTCTAAAATCATTCCACACTGAAGATAGCTGGCTTCTAAATCTACTTGTATCTAAATCTAAATATGCTATAGCTTGTCCTACATTAATCAATCTCTCAACCTCCCTTCTAATCTTGCTATCAGTTCTTCACTGGACATTCCTTGGGATTTTAATTTTCGTTCTTCCACAGACCATATATTATCCGGATGAATTAAATTACCTTCTTCATCTCTGGCATTTGCCATTTGATGAATTAGCATGATTGCCTCGTCAATGCAAAAAGCTGTGTATTCATCTTCAATCCTTAGAATTGAGCTCGGCAATTTTTTGTAAAATTTGCTCATATTGAGCAGTCTTAGTGCTGTTTTGGATCTCACGAAAGTATTTTAACTCTTTAACACCTCCAACGACATATTTGTACAGCTCTCCAACTTGTACTTCTGTGAGCTGTATATCATTTTCTTTTAACTCTTCAAAAGTTGGGCTTACCAAAGTAGCTTTTACGATACCATCATAAATTTCTTTTAATTTAGCCATTTCAATGTCTTTTTCTTCTTTCTTTCCAAAGAATAGGTCATTTACATCACCTATTAATTCATTAGGAATATTACCGCTGGTAGCTAATGTCAATAAGGATGGTCTTCTCACTTCAACATTGAAAGTACCTTCTCCTGAAAAATCTGATATCTGAATTATCTGAGTTTTTACTTTCTTTAATTCTTCAATAGTAATTGCTTTTAATGTATTTTCCATGCTTAATCTCCTTTATGAAAAAAGGGAGCTAATGCTCCCTTGGTAATTATTCTGGTAATGTGTCTAAAACTTCTATTTTTATAGGTTTTTCCCCTATTTTAGCAGCTGTCTTTATTGAATATGAAGGTGTAACCCATTCGCCGTTCTTAAAAGAAAATTCCGCAGGCTTTCCTTTACCATACTCAAATGTAGTCTTCAAATATGATACATTACCACCGTTGGCATCTTTTTGTTCTGAATAAATCATAATTTTAAAGAGTTCCCTTTTTGTTTCTTGTCCCACAGCTGGACCTTCATAAGACTGGAATGTCGTACCAGTTTTATATGTTACACTTCCACCATCTATCAAAGCAAATACTTCCGGTGACATAGCAACTTCTTTGAGTGTCAATTCATAGCCCAATACCAAGTCCTCAAGCTTGTTTTGTGCCATAATGGTATTAAAAGACCTAAGTATGTCTTCTTTGCCTTCCGAAACAAATGGTTTACAAGTAATTTCATCAGCAGTCTTTATCCTATATTGTTTTGTTGGTGTTCCAGCTCCGCCACCGACAGGATAGTTTTCTATCTCTACTCTAACAATATTGGCTATAGGTATTGGTTTCAATTCTTTCATCGCCATGACTATATTCCTCCTTTGGCTTTCATCAAAATATATTGAATACTAAAAGAGTAAGCCTTTATATCATCTTCATAAATAACAGGTGTTTCTAACCCTGTTTTTTTAAGATAATCAAGCTCACTCAATACTTTTACTAAACTTAGTCTATAATCTTCCAATTTTGAGTATTTTCCCTTTGGAAAATAGACTAATATATCGTATATCCCATTACTGTGGCTATCTTTGTTAAGCTCTCCAGCATTCCTTAATACAATATAAGGCTCTGTGCATACTCCCTCATGTTGGGCAGGAGAGTACACATCAAAGCCTTTAGATTTTAAATGTTTATAAATTTTTTTCCACATATGCCTACCCTAACAGATTACGCATACCTTCCAATATATCGCTTGACATCGCAAGTAATGTAGGATGTAAGATTGCATATCTCTTTTCGTTGGCAAGCTCAAGCCAAATGGAGTAGTCCATATTTCCGGCAACATAGCATCGCATTTTATTGCCATGCCATTCACCGCCACCTGTGATAGTTTGTCTCGCTTTTCCTGTCATATCAGTCCAAGGTGCATTGGCTTTTGCATGTGCTTCCATTTTTTGACCTGCTGAATTACCATACGTTTCTATCCTCTGTATCATTTGGTTTTCAAACCCTAATATTCCATTCGATATACCGTTTAAATCCCATCTCATTACTTAATCACCTCGCAATACATGTCAAAATATGCACTTTCAAATTTTCCTAAATCAATAATCTTATACCTGTCTAAATTGTATACAAATTCATCATTTACACGAATCTTTTCGCTTTCTACATCTCTTGCCATCATAAGTCTGTAAGGTGTTCCAGATGCCGATGTCGAAACTATTTCTCCGGATATAGATATATTTAAGTTAATACCTTTACTTTTTTCATAAAAATAGGCTAAAACTGTTGTAACTACTGTATTATTTTCACTTTCGCCAAATTCATCTTTGGTATATCTATTGATTTGAACAGCTCCACCGAACTCTTTGATTATCTCAGCTATCTCTTGAGACATGATAAATTCTGTATTCATATTCCATCAGCTCTTTTCATAATCATGAATCCACCTTTTTTATTTTCAGTAAATCCAAGCGCTAATAACTCATTTGCAACATCTGCATAAATTTCTGCCTTTATACCTGCTAATATTTTTTCTTTTTGAACATTAGCCAAATTAAGCCAATATTCCCTATTGTTAGGTTTTTCAAGTCCTGATGGCAATTTAATACTATCAACTCTTGCTTTTTTAATTAAGCCATCATAGACTGCTAAATCAATAATATTAAGATTTTTTTCAAGTAAAAAAGCAATCTCATCTTCTTCAAAGAAAGGAAATTTCCTTTCTTCTAAATCAAACTTGATTGCTTTAAGGGCTTTTATTTTTTCATCTTCAGATAAAACTCTCGGCATAATTAATCCCTTTCCTTTAAGGCATCAATGAGATCCGTTTTTTTCATTTTGTTATAATTTTCGATGCCTTTTTGTTTTGCCAAAGCTTTTAACTCATCAACTGTATTATCTTCTAATTCTTCTGTAGATGTGATATTGTCTTTAGTTTCACCTTCTTTGAAAGGCTCGTATCCAAGCGTTTTATAATCTTGTTCAAATACTCCTTTCGTGACATCTAAAATCTGTTTACCGTTAGTTATTTTCATACGCTCCTCCATTTCTTTAATAGAGAGCGATTTAATCGCTCTCTACAGTTCTGTGTCTAATATGAAAAGCTCATCCATTCTTTCAAATGATGGGAGTGTTATCATAGATACTTTTGTCTCTACATTAACTGGGTCAGTCTTCTTAGTAGTAGTTATAGCCATACCCGTATTCACTATAGATACATCTGCATCCGTTCCTGACATTAGGTCAGATTCTTCAGGAGTTGTCCCAAACATAGTTTTTCCTAATGTTCCTTCAGGTATAATAGCTACTGTACTATCAGGGATGTACTTCTTATCTGCTCCTGTTTCATCTTTGAACATTTTATCGTATATCTGAATAACTACTTGTAATTTGCTCTTCATATATTGTTTAACCATTTCCTCAGTTAATATGATATGTTCCCCAGATAGAATATTCATATCTTTTTTAATAGCCTTATTCATCATAAGATTATTAAATGTTACCGAGTTCATTATAAGCCTATTTGGTTTCGTTCCAGTATCTGTAGCTATTTTTAACTGTGCTTTTTGGATATCTACTATTGGATTTGCTGTATCATGTTGGCTCCAAGATGCCACAACTTGACCTTTATGTTCACCTGACATTTTGTAATCATAATCTAAATCTACTCCATTTGCAGTAACTGCAATTCTTCCTGATGTAAGCAATTGCATTCTTAGCCTTTCCTCTTGTGCTACTGCACCATCAACTAAAGTAGTTGCATCGTCAAATATTTTAGATAATATCAAATCAAGATATTGTGTATTGCCACTTCCTAACAATTTATTTAGTTCCTGTCTGTCTTTTTCTTTTACAAGTATTCCTTCTTTGAAAAATGGCATTTCTGTTTCTATCTTTGATAATCCAACTCTATCCCTTAATGTAACATTAACATCAAAAGCAGATGGTTTTAGTACTACAGGCAATCCCCCTGCACCTTTTATCCAACTCAAATCAAGTCCTAATGTTTTACTTCTCGGAAATAAAACCTCCCCAAGATAAGGTATTTTATTACTCATTTTTTCTGCGTAGTATGCTGCAATTTCTTTAGCAGAAACTATTTCATGAATTGATTTCATTTTATCATCTCCTATCCTATTTCATAAATTTAATCATTGTTAATGCCCCTTGAGCTGCTGATGATGGAGCTGTTGCTACTTTAGTTAAATCAACAAATCCCCATAAAAGCATTGAACCTGTTGCTTTCCCATGTGTTACATCAACATCATATAGTAATATGCCTTCTGCTGTTGCTGTATCATCTTTAACAACTGGTTCGTTAGGATTTTCCAATACTTTTTTTGTCTTACCTTTAACTGGAGTTCCAGCTTTTACAATTTTCTTACCTTCTGTTGCAACTATCCCTGCATCATCTACTATTACTGATGTTGCTACATAAGGATCAAATTTAAGTATGTTTTTTTCACTCGCATACTTAGTTTCAACAAATTTACTCATTTTATTCCTCCTTGATTATTTAAAATATGGATTGTCTATTGAGTTAGCGTTAGTTTCTTGTTTACCTAATCTTTGACCAACACTTTCAATACTGCTTTGATTATTTTGCTTACCAAAATTGCCTGTGCTACCTGTACCTTGACTTTGTTGCACATCATCATACAGATAGCCATCTTGTTCTTTGCTATTTTTGAGCAAATCATCAAATCCTAAAAGCTTATCTCCATCAAGTTTCACATTTGATAAATCAAGTGTAGCTTTAACTGCGTTTAGATTTTTAGCACCTGCTTTAGTAAGTGCATTATCTATTGCGTGTGTTAGTTTAAGCTTTTCAATTTCTGATTTTCTTTCATTTTCTGATTGCTCAAATTTAGCTTTGTAATCATCTGCTGATTTCTTGATATCTTCAATATTCATATTCTTGTAAGATTCAATAGTTTCATTGGCTGATTTTAGTTGTTCTTTAACTGATTTTAATTCAGTCTTGTTTGTTTCATTTTCGGTCTTGAATTTTTCAATGTCTTTGCCATTTTCAGACATAACAAATGATATCTGTTCATCTGTCAGACCTTGATTTTTTAAATCTTCAGTTTTCATTCTTATCTCCTTTCACACATATCACACATAGGCTTTTTAGGACGTTGCCCTGTCCTTGTGTTGCTGATTTTAGGTTCAGCAAACCAGATTTACTGTATAAAAAATAGACCTGTTTAACGACTACTGCCCAAAGTCAATTAGCAAGCTAATTTTTTAATTTGATTTTGCATTATAAATTCTTTTATCTGATTATATCCCCAACCAAGATTGATAAGAGAAGATATAAGCATTTCCATTTGTTCAAGCTCCTTTAATTCTTCGCTTGATATATAATCTCTTAAACTTTCTTTTGGTTTGATATTATACATCTTTTTAAGCTCATCAAAAGACTTGTTAAATAACAATTTGTATATAAGCTTAGTATAATTAGGATACATAAACTTTTTATTAGGACTATCTGCTACTTTCATCTTTATAGTATCAGTTAATATATGTCTTACTAATTTACCTTTTTCACGCTCAATGTTCCATTGCTGACGCTCTTCGTAAATTCTTTTAAGTTCTTGCTCCATAGAATTAAAAGCATTGATAAAATCCAACTTAAATTTTAATGCTTTTTCTCCTGTAAATCCCATAACAAGCAGTGAATAACCATCTCTTGATAATTCATATTCTTTATAATACTGTTTATTTTGTTCATTCATTTTATTTAAAAGTATAAAATAGGTGTCGGAACTTTTACCGATACCCTCTTTTAAATTTTCGATTGATTTTATAACATCAGAATGTTCCTTACCAAAAACTTCTGCAACTATTCGACTTGTAGTAGTCAGTTGTTCCTCATTCTTCTTTCCTGTAATTTGTACCAACATCATATTAATCATTCCTTTCTCATAATTAATTTTTTGCATTAAAAAAGACAACTACATCTGTAATTGTCTAAAGTCTTGTTTTTAGTATTAAAAAACCACTCTGATGAGTGGTTAAAAATCACATATTCAATACTTCAGCATACATATTATCTATATATGTTTTTACATTACTCGGCAACTCCATATATTCCTTAGTCATCTTATATTCATACGCAGATTCTGCAACTATGTCCTTGCCCATTGACCTAAGTTCATTTTTCACTTTATTGGACTTCAAAGCCAATTTATAATTATTATATACATTTTTACCTACTATTAGATAACTTGCATACTCTCTAAAAAAATGCTTAAAATTATAGTCCATACTCTCAGTTAATTTAAACAGCAATTCCGCTTGCCTAAATTGTTCATCTGATGGTGTATATTTTTCTTTTACATTGACAGGTATACCATAATAACCGACTAAATCCTTTTGCTTATCAGTCATATTAAGAGCTTTACTAAGACTTACAGCTCCATTAAAATCGAACACATACATACAAGATACAGAACTTAACACACTTGGATTATCTCTTTTAAACTTTTTCAGTTCATCACCTTGTAAGAATACACCACTTATATTAAACTTTTTTATATATGCATGCAATGAGTATCTATCAATTTTAAAAACATATTCCAAATCAAGAATAGACATAACAGGAATACCGTTATAATATTTCTTGACAAGCTCATAAGATTTTGGTAGCTGCTTAGGTTGTTTGAGCATTTGCTCCATTTCATTAAACCTATTTATATATGCCATTTTGAAATCAAGGTATCCTTGAATGTTAAACATATATAAAGTAAATCCATCTTTAGTTAAGAGATATTCTTTATATGCCCTTTTTTGATTATGTGTTCTATAAAAATTAGGTATAATCAGATACCCCACATTTGGGTTTTCTAATATCTTTTCTAAATCTCTCAATATGTGGTCGTGTCTTTTACCTAATTTCTCGGCGATAACCCTACTCGATACTACTAATCCGTATTTAAAATTATTTTCGATTTTTATTACTTCTTGTATCATTTGCTCCTTTCATACTTGAAAAAAGCAACATAAAGTGCTATAATATTTATATAAGCAACTTATGTTGCTCTTTTTTCATTAAATAGCCTGTGGTGTTCCAAGACCTTTACAGGCTATTTTTTGTTCAATTTTTTTCATTAGACAGTATAATATCTATTCCTTGTCTAACTGCTTCTGCTCTTGTTATGTTATTTTTTTTTGAGTATTCCAATAATCTTTTATTGGTTTCGTTTGTTATTCTGACTTTAATATCTACATCCAAAGGATTATTGGTTGGTCTTCCCATTTTCTTTTTTTCTTCCAAAATACTCCTTTTCTCTTGCCATTTTGTGTATTTTGTGATAGTATAAATATATCAGTGGTGGCAAGACCACCGATATATTTTGTTTGGTGACTTAACTTAATTGTTAAGTCTTTTTTTTAATCTTCAATAGATTTTTGTAAATCTTCGATAATATTCTCGATTTCTTTTGTCTTACTCTCTTCTTTTTCTTCATTTGCTTTTTTCAGATTTTTTATAAGTTGTCTTAAAAAAGCATTGAATTGTTTATCAGTCATTCCCATATCTTCCATTTTCATTCTCCTTTCTGCCCTTGCCGGCTACTCGTAAAGTTTATCTATCTTTACTGTAATTTTATTATACACTTTTGAGTTCCAAAAATCAAGCATTTTTTTAAATTTTTCATAAAAAACCACTCTACAATCAGAGTGGTTAATTGCTATTTATTAAAATTTAAAATCAAATTCTACCTTTTCGCCAAAGTTTTGATAATCTTCAGAGCTGTGACCTGGATCTATAAAATATTTTAAATTAGTTATATCCTCAGCTTTAGAATCTAATACACAAATTATATTTCCTTTTTTTACAACTTCTCCTATAAATTCTCCACCTAAGTGATCACTTAGCATTAAATCAACATCCTTTTGTTCCTTTGTGTTCGTAACAACTTTGCCTTGATCAGGATAAATCAAGTTAGTTTTTTTATCTTTATTTTCAACTGTCATAGCTATAGTAACTATAGTCACTTCATCTTTGTTATTAAACATAGATTTACTATTATCATTCGTCTCTAATTTACTTACCTGTATATCAGTAACTATTATTTCAAACGGTCCAGAGGTTTTTTTAATATTTATACCTTTTTGAGATTTTACTATAGTCCTCTTTCCTATCTCACTGTTTTCCTCTTTTCCGGTAGTATCATCTGCAGGGGATTCCTCCTTCTTAGGCTCTTCTTTTTTTTGCTCTTCTTGCTTAGGTTGCTCAGGTGTTGTTTGTGCTTTTTGCTCAGAACTTCCGCCACATGCAACTAAACTTACAGACAAAACAGATATCACCAACAAATACAATAGTTTTTTCATATCAATTCTCCTTTGTAAAATTATGTAATATATCTTACATAATAATTTATTAGAGTTATTTTGTCAATATTTTTATTTATCTACAGTATATAGCTCACCGTCATTCTCTTCAGTATTATCTTCAAAATTATACCATTCAGGATTATTCAAGAAATACGATATTTCATTTCCTACTTAATTCACAACTTTTTATTCGTGTAAAGGATTTGTCTTCCCATCCCAAAACGAACGAATATCTTCCTCTTTAGCCCAAGGTTTCGCATCCATAACTAATTTCTTGAATAGCTTATCTATAAATTCTACTTCTTCTCCATCGAATTTGTCTTTTACTTCTTTCATTATACCTTTGAGCATTATTCTATCGTCTATATCAAAGCTAAGTGTTTTTAACAATTGTTCTTGATTTGGCTCATCAAAACCTACTCGAAGCATTTCTAATATTTCGTAATATCTTTCATCTGTCATGGTAACATCTCCATTTCTATAAAGTTTCTTTTACCTTCTTTTCTTACCCCTTTTATAGAAAATTTGCAATTTCTTGGAAGTAAAAACTCATGTTCATTTTTAACATGTGTAAAATTTTCTAAATATGCTCCATTCCCTTTACCATGCGGAACAGTTATTTGGAAAATATACTCCATATCACTTGTAATAAAACGGGAATCTAATGTTGGGGTAGTACTCATATAAGATTTGTCGGTGTAAGTTTTTCCAATTAAATCTTCTAATTTATCAAATTTAGGTAGTGCATCAATTTTAACCGCTCTGTAGCATCTTATATTATCTTGCAATTCGTATTTTTGAATAACATCATCAAGTTGTTCATTGTGCTTAACTGCAAGTTTTTTGCTATTAACAGCCTCTCTATATAGTGGAGGTATAACTGCATCTCTTCTCTTCTTAAATGCAAAAAGTGTTTCCCCTTCTTGTTGAACAACTGAAGGAGCTGTTTTCATAAATTCTTCAGCTTTAGCTATTATACTACCATACTTACCTTCTGGTGCCCACTCTTCTATTTTACGGTTGTACTTATTGATATCTTTATATTTATTTGAAGTGTAAGCTTCTATGGAATCCTTATTCTCTAAAGTAATGCCTTTTTCCCAATTTTTATATTCTTCACTATTATAACAATATTTATTAACTTGTTGAGAATCCGAAAATACTCTAATTTCAGATTTTGCACTTCTTTCAACAATTTCTTCTGTTCTATTATACCCCTTATCCGTGGGCTTATCAATATTATATACTTCTTTTTTCAACTCTTCAGATATTTCTTTTAATGATTTGGTTATCACTGAATAAGTAGTGCATAAGCCAAGTGGATGATCAAGCGGAACATCTTCAGCTTTAAATATTTTTCCATGTCTTTCTTTGCACAATTGACAAGTCCTTTGAGATAATACGCTATGCCATTTGACTCCCTCACTAAATGGATTTGCTTGTGCTGCCCTTATAGTTGCCATTTGATAAGCATGTGTTATTGATGTACTTGCCAATCTATAGGCATTAAAGTCTATTGTCTTATTTCCTGCATTTGGATATACTTTTTTCCATTCAAAAGTTTTTTTCGCCTTTGGATTAACATACATTTCTAAGTCTTTTGCAAGCTCAAATGTACTCTTTTTTTCAATCAATCCTCTTTGAATTATATAATCAATTTTTTGTTCATTTTCTTTTTGAAATCGCCAAATCCTTTTATTTAATCCCTGATTATCTTTATACATATCGCCGTTTAAAAGTTCTCTTACTACCTCTTCAGGTATTCTTGTAAGTGTATTTAGGATTTCATGGTCTTTGTCTCCCAAAATTTTACTAAATAACGCCCATTCTGGATAAACTCCTATGTCTGCTGATTTCTCAGCATAATTTTTGACTGTTTCATAAAGTATAGGATTAAGTTCTTTCGTTCTTTTTTTCAACTCATCTCTGTATTGCATAGCCCATATATTGGAATCTTTTGTAAAGACTTTATTGTTTATATCCTTGTAGGCTCTTAAATATAATTTAGATAATTCTTGCTTACAATCATCAACTAATATAAGTTTTTTCTGCCTTGCCTCTTCTACTAACTCCAAATAATGCCTATTCATTTTCTATAGCCCCGTCAAAAATATGGTCTCCATTCAATAGATCACTTTCAGTTTTTATCTGATAAATTTCATCTTGAGCTTGCTTATCTTCTAAATGTCCCCACTTTTTCAAATACGATTTGATAGATCTTACTTTTGTAGTGACTTCTTGCATATCCAACATTTTCTCTTCTTGTTCATCTTCAAGTAAAGGATATACATTATGAACTTCTATTCTTAAGTCTTCAGGAATATCTATCTTCTCAATTCCATAAGTATTAGACATTTCAAGTATTGCATAGCATAGCCATTCTAATGCTGGTTGCCAAGACATGTATTTTTCTTCACACCTTGTTATTAATTGCCAGTACAATGCTTTCATAGATTTTCCAGAAGTCATAACTCCCTTTAAATCATCCATATTTAGATTAGGAATATTTAATGTTTCGTATAGCTCAGACTTTATGCGTTTAAGAGTGTCTTCCAGTTTTTGACCATATCCGAATGTACTTTCAAGCTTTGATATTTGTGCTTGGTGTTCACTCACTTTATTTGTTTGTAAATCAATTAAAGCCCCTGGAGCTATCACCATATCTTTTAAACTATCTTCTTCTGCATCTGTCGCTACTGTTTGGGGAAACATATTAAATTTGAGGCTATCAACATCATCAGATGACAGCTTATTATAAATCATTTGATTTTCTGTCAGTTCTTCGACATCTGATTCACCTTTCAAATCTCCAGTTAAACCATCATTAATAATAACATAAGCCGGAATAAAACTAAGTCCTGTATTTGTATGTTCATGGATTAATTCAACTACTCTACCATTGCCATCATATACACCTTCATCAACATAACAAAGATTATCTTGCATGTAATACTTTTGTTTCCAAAACCTCTGCTCTTCTTTATGTTCCTTATTATTTATTGAATAAAAAAAGATAATTTTGTTTAGTTCATCGACATCATCATCTTTTGGTTCAAAGACGAACTCAAGTGCAGGTCTAAAAGATACTTTAATTGGTTTGTCTTTTCCACCGCTTAATTTCAAGGCAACCCTTTTACCAATAAAACAATCTCTTGCGCCTTTAATTAATTTGTCTTGGAATAGGCTATTTTTAAGTACTTTCGCAATATATTGCCTTATATTTTCTGCCTGTTCTTTATTATCTGAAATTGTTACTATTTCAGGACTTTTTCCAAATAAAAATCTTGATTCTTCTTTTATTAATTTTTTTATAAAATTAGTAATCTTTTTTGTTGGCTTGTAGTCAAGTGTTGGAGTAATCCAGCCTTGACCTTTCCCCTCATATATCTCATACAGTTTAATTATTTGTGTCATATCTCTTGTTACTTCACTACCATATAAACCTTCAAGCTCCATTCTTATAAGCTCCATATTTATCATATTCTTGCCCCCTTTCCCGAATAGTTCTTTTTATCTTTAATATCTGAAACCTCATATCCATCTAACCCATACCATATAGCTGAGAATGTGTGAGGGTCTATATTAAATTCATCATATATTATTTCATCATTTTTATTTTTCGCATATGTCAAAGTACTCAACTCTCTTATGGTATTAATACAGATATCTGAGCATATAATTTTTTTAAATCTTTTAACTTTTTTAATATTAGCAAGTCTGCTACCTTGAAACTTCTTAGCCCCAATCATCCTAAATCCCTCTTGATTATAAAATGCTATAGTCTTAGGCTCTGCGCTATCTGCTATTATCAGTTCCTTATTTTCTTTAAACTCAACTAAGTCTTTTGCTGTCTTATCATCAGTCATTTTATTCTTGTAGTATTCATAATAAATATAAAGTATCTTATTCTTATCATCTATAGCCATTCTTATTACTGCATTGAATGATGTCTCAAATCCGAAGTCCATTCCTACTCTATGATACCTTTTAGGAATATCAGCTATCATATTAACTACTTGCGAATGTTCTAAGACTTCAAATTGCGGTAGGACTAATATTCCGTTTACTCCGTATCTGCCTTTTCTTGCTATCCTGTATAAGTCTTTATCATAGGTTTTCATATCTTCCAAGTCATCAAGATATGATTTAGGCAAAAATAAATTATCATCCGCTGTTGAGTGATGATAATATGTGTTGTTTACTTCTATTTCACCTTTTTCATATAGAACTTCATCATCTAAAACTATTCTTTTAGATTCTGAAACCTCATCCTTAAAAAAGTGCTTATATGTCCAGTTTGCTTTTTCAACAGGATTGGTTGATAGTATCATATAAAGTGGTAAAGTAGGATGCCTCATACGACCTATAAGCTCTTTAAAACCTTCATACTTTACCTCTGAGCATTCTTCAATCCAAATTATAGATATATTATTTATTGACTTTAACTTTTTAGGCTTATCCATTCCCTTAAATATAATCTTTGAGCCATTGGGAAATTTAAGTTGCATCGGCGAAAGTATAAAAGTAACTTTTGTTTTGCTTTTCTTACTATCAGTTAATAGATCCATATCTTCTAATATTTCAAGAAATAGAGAAAAGCAACTATCCCTTATTGTTTCATACACTTCTCTAACAACTAAACAGGTCCTTTTTTCTGAGTAAAGTTTTAATATCAACTTTAAAGCTATATGGTAACTTTTAGATGAACCATATCCCCCTATTAAAAACTGAAATTTATTTTTCCAATGAAAAAGGAAATTTTCAAATTTAGGATTAATCTGCTTTGTTATCTCCATTTGAAACTCCCTTTCGTGTTATGTTAATATTTATGGTGTTATCTATATCATCTTTTTCCATGTCTATTTTAGTTTTCTCTATATCAACTTTTAATTTTTCTTTTTTCAAGTTTTCAAGCTCTGTTTTATCACTCCACAGACCATATCTCTTGCCAAGTAGCTCTAACGCTTTTATAGTATCTTTGCTCGGTGTTGGAATTTTCACTATTTCAGGCGTTTTCTCAATACCTACAAATTTTCCATTGTCATCAAACTTTGCCTTATCTAACATTACAACAACACTTTCAAATTCTTCTCTTCTACCAAATCTTGTAAGTCTTTCTAATACTTCTTTTTGGTCAGCTATCTTTTTATCATCAATTTCTTTTAATCTTTTTTGGATATAAGTTTTTACACCAACATTTTCCAACAATTTATTTATATTCTTACTTGCATAATTTTCACTATATCCAGCCTTTATAGCACTTTGATAAGCATTCCCACTGATGATATATTCATCAGCAAATCTTTTCTGTTTCAGCGTCAATTTAATTGACAAATACATCACCACCTTTTAAAAATTTGCATTAAAAAAGAACCCCCTAAGAGTTCTTTTGTTTTATTAGTTTATATAATATTTTCTTTAATAATAACAAATTTATATCATATCTTTTTACGGTTTCAGTTCCTTTAGGAACGCCTTCTAAATATGGGTAATCCATCTTACTTGGTTCTGTACCAATATTTAAGTGAAATGCATAATTGCCAGACTTACCATACAGTTCAAAATTTTCTTTACCTTTTGGTACAATAAAAACTAACTTAGAATTCGGAGTTAATGCCCCAATATAATAAACTTTTTTATCATAGATGATAGTAAAATCATATATAAAATTATCATAATTTACTATTTTTAAATAGTGTATTTCCTCTCTATGTTGACTTAAAATAATCTTTTCTGATAATTCATCTATTGAATCTGTACTCATATTTAAACGACAAAAATCTGTTATGCTTTTTTTATATTTTTTAACCCACCCATTTGTATCTATAATATTTATTGTTTCCTCTTTTGCTATTTCATCTGAAAAAATTGTATCCGTTTGTTTTAAAAAGAAATCAAACTTTGGTTCAGACTCCTCAATTAACTTTTCTTCTTTTTCTTTTTTATTATTATCAATAGTAATTATAACCCCTAATAAAGTCATTAAACCGCCAATTATCCCACCAAAAAATGAACCAAAGAACGATGCCCACCCATCATTACTTACTGGTGAGTAAAAATTATTTCTGAATATAATAAATTCCAAAAATATAGGTATTATAATTATAATAAATAGACCACCTAATATATATTTTTTATATTTGCAGAAAAAATCCTTCATATTATACGACATCTCCTAAAACTTATTTTTATAGTCCATAACATTATAACAAAAAAGACTCCAATTAAGAAGTCTTTTTGCTGATAAAAAATATTTTTTAGGAGTTTTCCACGATACTATTGTATCACATTTTTACTGTAATTTACTGTAAACTTTATTTAATTTAAAAAGTGCTTTTCCATGAATTTTGTATATATTATCAATGGTGTAATTAAGCTGTATAGCTATTTCTATCCAGTCGTACTCATCGAAGTATCGCATCTGTATTACAATATATTCATTTCCAGATAAAGTAGATTTTATAAACTCATTCATTTTATTTTTTCTATCAATCAGCTCGTCAATATCTCTATTTATCTCATTTTCTAAATCGATTATTTTATTAACTGTATCTGTGAAGTCTTGCTTTTGACCACCATTGAATATTTCTCTACTATAGTCAAATCCCTTTATTGTAGTGTAATACCTTTTTAATTGTGATATCTGTCTTTCTTTGCTATCAATTATTTTTGAAATTACTCTTAATTCCTTTAACTCTTCTTTTATACTCAATTAATCACCTCGCTTAATCCTTATCATCTTTAATTTGTGCATAGTTATCAGCATCTAACTCATAAATCTTACTACTGTTATGATGTATACGACTATATCTTTCCTCTTCTTTTCTATATACATCTATCAAATCATCTTCTGTATATACATTTTTATCATGTCTTTTTATATAGTCATTTACTGTATCGATAGTAGCAAGTCCTCGTACTTTACAAGCCTTTTCAAACTCTTCTTTGGTCATCTTGCACCTCATCTATAATTTCTATTTGTAATCTACTTTTCAAATTGACTAAATCATTGCCATTCTTGTTTCACTTGTATTGTTTTGCTTAACTATTTCCAAATATTCATTAGGAATATCACCTATAACTTCATATATTATTTTTAGCTTCGCCATTACTCTTAATCTCCTAAATCTTCTTCACTTATAAGCTTTACCAAGCTATTATTATATAATCGCAATATACCGTTATATTGAATACTCCTTTACGATCATATTTATATCTATTGATATTGAATTCAGGTAATTTTTCTTTTAACAGCTGTATAAATTTTTCATCTTCTTTCATTAATTTTATTTTATCATCATACTCTTTGCTAATTTCAATAAGTAACCTCCTATATCCTTTTACTGCCGATATTTCTATTTCTTTTTCAATTCGAAATTTTTTGTACCATCTTTTAAATCTCTTTCGATATGCTTCATCTTGTTTCTTTTTTATTTCTTTTATATCAATCATTTTTTTATCTCCTTTAATTTATCCACTTAATTACAGTCTCGCCTTGATATCCCTTTTCCCATATAAACCAAGCGTAAGCGACTGCACTGCTGAAATGTTTTGAAAAATCGCCATTTTTAGCACAATATAATCTTGATGAACTTACATATATTTTCTTAGGCGGATTTTCTAAGAAAAATTGTTTTCTTTCTTTGCTTTCAAGAAAAGTTAGTTTTAAAAACATAGCAACCTTATTTCCTATAGACACAATATCCAATGCTTTTTGTATAAATTGTCTTGCCTGCTTATAAGGCGGATTTGTTATTATATCTCCGAACCAAGGCTTGTTATATTCAAGAAAATCTATTACATCATCTAATTTGCGTGAACGCTCTATTATATCAGTTTTATAAACCTTGTATCCATTTTTTTCTAAAATATCTGATATGTGCATTTCTCCGCAGGCACATTCCCATACATTTTTAAAACTTTCAACATCTAACAGTAATTCAGTTGCTTTTGACTCTGTAGCATAATAATCTAATATAGCTCTATCTCCTGTTTTACTGTGATTACTTGCTCCATTGCAAACATATATTTTATCGTGATTTTGAT